CGGAGCCCAAGTTGAAGCTGGCAGCTACCCCACAAGCCTAATAAATACTTCAGGCTCATCCGTTACACGAAATGCGGATGCGTGTGAATTAACAAACGTTGCGGATAGAATAAATTCAAGTGAGGGTGTGTTGTTTGCAGAGATAGCAAGATTAGACGGAGACACAAGCGGTTATAAAGAATTATCTATTAGTGATGGAACGACAAGTAATTCTATTAAAATAACATTACCAAACTCAAATGTTATACAAGGGATAGTAAGGACTAATATTTCGGGTACTATTGTTGAAACTTTAATATCTCATGCTCCTATCGGTGGGTATCAAGGATTTCAAAAGATAGGTTTAAAATACAAACAAAATGACTTTGCCTTATTTGTTAATGGAACAAAAGTAGGGTTCAATACTAATGGGAACACTTGTTCGGAAGGTGTTATAAATAATTTTAGCTTTAATAGAGGAAACGCTGTAAATATTTTTTATGGAAATACTAAATGTGTTGCAGTATTTAAAGAAGCATTAACAGACGCAGAATTAGCAGAATTAACAACATTATGATTTTTAAAAAATACGAATTTACAGATAAAGCAGCTTGGCAGACAGCTAAGGCAAGTATTACAACTACTGATGAAGAAGGCAACGTGTCATACACGTCTGACGTGAATGCTGTAGCAGAGATAGGGCACATATGCTATGTCTACGATGACGAAGGAAACTGCGAGAATCTAAGTACACTATGGAGTGTAGATATATTATGGAACACAGACTCTGATAAGTTTTCAAGTGAAGCTGTGTATCCTGAGCCTGATGATGTTGTACATACATTCGCAGGAGATAATAACTTATGGGTTCAGACATACTGTACTCAGTATCCTGAGTATTGTGAAACGCCTGAAGAAGAATAACGATGAAGATAACTCTAAGTAGCATATTGAAAAGTTTATATTTATTTTTTGCACCGGTTGGTGGATTGCTACTTGTAGTAGGTCTGTCTACAATTTTAGATACAGCATTTGGAATAGCTAGAGCTAAGAAGGAAAACAAGCCTGTAACTAGTAAAGATTTTAGAAAGGGATATGTTCCTAAGACTATAGGGTACTTGGGTGTTGTTATCTTAGTATTCCTTTTAGATACGTTAATATTAAACGAATTAATAAAAAGTATTTTAGATTTTGATTTCTTTTCAACTAAAATAGTATCTTTGGTCCTCATTCTAAATGAGGTAAAATCAATGGATGAATCTTGGGTAGTTTTAAAAGGCTACTCTTTTATAGATAAGTTTAAAGAATCCATTACACAAATCAAGGATATTAAGAAAGAAATCAAATGAGAAAAATAGACAAAATTATTATTCATTGCACAGCTACCCCTGAAGGTAGAGATGTTTCAGTAGGGGAAGTAAGACAATGGCACTTGGCTCAAGGTTGGTCAGATGTCGGATACCATTATCTCATAACATTAAATGGTACGGTTGAAGTGGGTAGACCCGAATCAAAGGTAGGTGCTCACGTTAAGGGTGAGAACAAACATAGCATAGGAATCGCATATGCGGGAGGAATGGATAAATCATTTAAGAATCCTAAAGACACAAGAACCCACGCACAGAAAGAAGCCTTAATATGGCTTGTGGATGAATTAAAGAAAAGATATCCGGGTAGCACCGTTCACGGTCACAATGAATATACATCTTACAAGGCTTGCCCAAGTTTTGATGTATCTAAAGAAGGATACTAAGTATAGCAAAAATAGTAGTATATATGGCAACCTTTCTAGTCCTTTTAAGTTTACTATCTATTTTCTTGTTCTCAGACATCAAATAAGTATTGTTATCTGAGGCATCTTTTAAGACATCCTCACAAGACTTCAAGTTACTTTCGGATATATATACTAGCTCGTATAGTTTAAGTTCCTTAGAAGAGCTTATAATAGCCTGTTCCATTAGGCTATCTTTTTGGATTAGCTCAACGTATATGTTATCCATCTGCTCAAGAGTGATGGCAACCAATGTATCTCCGTTATTATCTATTAATCCGACTTGCGAATAGGCTGATACGTTCAGAAGAAGGCAGTATATGATAATTGCTAATTTTTGTTTCATAGTATATTTTTACTGTATCTCTTTTAGAATCCAAGCTATCAATAGACATATACACCGTATCGGTAGATATAGTATTGTGTTTAGGTGATATAATCTTATTCTCTGCTTTTTTAACAAACAATAGATTAGTTATAATGGCTGTAGCTATAAGTGAATATAAAGCTATAAAAATAATTACTTGTGGACTCTTCATACTGCAAAGATAAAAAAGTTTTATATTTGTAAAAAATATAATCAAATGAAAGAATTAAGTAAAGATGAGCTAGAGCTATTGCAAGGATTAGTAACAGAGTATAACAATGTTAAAATCAGAATAGCTGACACCTTCATTGCACAGGATGCTTTATTAAAAGAGATAGAGTCAATGAAAGCTGCTTACATTAAGGAAGAGAAAAAATTATTAGAAAAATACGGAGATGATGCTGTCATCAATGTGCAAACAGGAAAAGTAACAAATGGCGATAATTAGTACATACCCAATATCAGGTCAAGTTAACCTAACAGATATATTAATAGGTTCTGACGAACAAGATGCAAATAAAACTAAGAACTACACAGTAGATTCTGTACTTGCATTATTATCTCAAGTAGCAGTAACGCTTCCTGTATATGCAGATAATGCTGCTGCTGTATCGGCAGGACTAGCAGTAGGTAGAATGTATAGAAACGCAGGAGACGGAACAAGCTCTAGCGTTGTGTGCGTTGTTTATTAATGGGAATTATTAGGAAGATATCTATTGGACCTGACTATAAGTCGGGTGCTATGCACTATATAACAGGTCAGTCTGTCCTGAATAATAGTCATACAATACATTTAATTAAATTTAATAAAGAAAAAAAATCAATCGAGATATGGATACAGTCCGGGCAAGAAGTATTTGTTTGGAAAGAGTTTAATGAAACCGTACCCGTATCTATTGAATACAACATAAACTTTTAATGAAATCACCGTTTTACTTTATAGTAAAGCCATTAAAAGGAAGACGATACGACAACACAAAAGAGATAGCAGGACTAGAGCTTGTCGTTAGTACATCTGAAGAAGACCATATGTTTTCAAACAGATATGCTGAGGTTATCGAGCTTCCAATCGGCTACACAGGAGGAGTTAAGGTAGGAGACACCTTACTCGTACATCACAACGTATTTAAGTTTTATAATGATATGAAGGGTAGGCAAAAAAGCGGAAGGAGCTTTTTTAAGGATGACCTGTTTTTTGTAGACAACGAACAGTTCTTTATGTATAAGAATGATAAGGGTTGGAACGCACACGATAGATATTGTTTTGTAGAGCCAATCAAAAAAGAGGATTCTGTTATATATAAGAATAGTGTAGAAGAACCGTTAGTAGGTATAATGAAATATCCTAACGAGTATCTGACATCTATGGGATTAAAGTCCGGGGATAGAATTAGCTTTACTCCTGATAGCGAGTACGAGTTTACGGTTGATGATGAAAAGCTATATAGAGTATACGACCATCAAATAACAATGAGCCTATGAATGTAAAAGAAACAAAGAAAAAAATAATTCAGGCAGGTCATAGAGCTGTTGAGCAGTTAATAAAGGTTGCTAAGGAAGATATTATAAAGCACGACCCGGAAGATGACTTAGCTGCCGATAAACTAAAGAATGCAGCAGCTACAAAGAAGTTAGCAATATTTGATGCGTTTGAGATATTAAATAGGATAGAACTTGAAAGGGAGGCATTAGAGTCTGCCGAGAAAGGAAAAAGTAAGATAGATACAAAACAAGGATTTGCAGAACGAAGGTCAAAATAACTTATACGTCACACTAGAAGATTACGTCCCAAAGAGTGTCTTGAAAAATAAAAACAAGGCAAAAACGTGGAAGTATGGGTATGATGAGAAGTATGATATGGTTATCATATCAAAGACCGGTGAGATAGGTGAAGTAGTGTCTATACAGGGATTGCCTATAGCATTACCACTAGTGCCTAAGAAGGTGTACAAAAGAAGTGGTAAGAAAGAGGAGCAGTATTGGCAGAGAGAAGAAATACCAAAAGACTTACAGAAGATTCAATCTATATTCCAATGGAATGATAAACCATCTGAATTTAAAGATAGATGGGTTGATTATATTGAATCTGAATTTGATTCACGAGAGTATGGGCATTGGTTTATGAACAATGGCGTGCCTACATATATGACAGGAGCACATTATATGTACCTGCAATGGACATCTATTGATGTTGGGTATCCTGACTATCGTGAAGCAAACCGTATACTGTATATATTTTGGGAAGCTTGTAAGGCTGACAAAAGAAGCTTTGGTATGACGTATCTTAAGATTAGACGTTCAGGTTTTTCATTTATGTCATCATCTGAGTGTGTTAATACAGGAACACTTG